CTGGAGCGCGGGACGGATCGTCTCGATATCGAGCAGCCCGGTCTGGGCATGGCCGAGCTTCTTGGCGAGATATTTCTGGATGATGAACGGCGCCTGGCCCAGGATGTTGTCGAACCACGACTCGCCGGGGCGCTTCCCCTGGGCGATGTAGGGCGACATCTCCTTGAAGCTCTCGAGGACGTGCCCACCCCCGGCCCGCATCCGGGAGTGCTTCTTCGACCCGCGCAGCTCCATCCCTCGCTCACGGGCGGCCGTCCAGATGATGGCCTGGATCTGCCGGGGATCCATGCTGTACTCGTCGGCCAGGAGGTCGACGACCCGGTCCATCTCCCTGCGCTGCCGGGGTGACGGGGTGCCCTTGTTGTCCGGGAGCAGCAGGTCGTCGACCGCGACCCGCTTCATCCAGAGGTCCTGCGGGCGTGCGTTCACGTTGCCCAGCAGGGCGTCACCGAACGGCTCGATCTTGGGTCCGACGATGCCGGACATCTCGTCCTGGAGCAGCTTCCAGGCCTTCTCCTGGTTCTTCCCAAAGGTGGATGCTTTGGGCATGGGCAGGCCCTGCTGCCACGCCTCGGCGTACCTGATCGCGTCGTGGAAGTTGCCGGGCCAACTGTTGCGCGGCGAGAGCTGCGCCGCGACCGAGGTCAGGATCTCGGGTGCGATCCCCAGCCTGCCCGCGTTGTCCCGCAGCTCCTTGCCCCAGGCCTGATACCAGTGCGCACCCTCGGTGAACTGCTCGGGGGTCGCGGCCTCGAAGTACTTGCGGAAGTTGGGCTCGATCGCGGACACGTCGACACGGCCGGCCATGGCCCTGCGACCGCCCCGGACCATGCCCCGGTAGAACTCCGGTGGCAGCTTCCCGGGGTTGTCCTGGCGGAACGGGCTGGTGTACTTGCGCCACTCAGCGTTGGGGATGTCGAAGGCCATCGAGACCTGGCCCAGACCCTCGCTGAAGCGCGGGTCATCCGGGAACGCGGGCTCGCCCGGCCCCCATGGCCGGGCGGTGCCGAGCAAGCTCCCTTCACGGCTGTAGTCGAGGCCATTCTCGACGATGCCGCGCCAGTTGCGGCGGTTGGTGACGTGGACGAACCGAGACGAGTCCCGATCCTGCTCCGCCCAGCCGCCACGGGATCGGCGGCGGCCGGCCATCGCCTGACCACCACGGTGATAGCCGGGTACGCCTCTCTCGCGCAGCATCCGCCTGGCGATGGCGGCCTCGTTGGGGCTCTGCGTTTCCTGGCCCGCCATGGCCTTGAGCTTGTCGATCTGGGTGTCGGTCTGTGGACGCATCGGGCTTCCGACGCGATAGTCCGGTCGTTCGGCCCTCGGGCGCGTCGGACCAGAGGGTGCCGACGCCCGGCTCTCCTCCGTCGAACCGGGGCCGTACCAGCGGTGGTACTCGGCCTCCCACATCTCGTCGGGGAGTTCGCTCTCACCGTACTGGAACGCTTGCGCCTTCCAGCGTCCGTAGGCTCCGCCTCCCGTCGTGGACCCGGGGTCCCTGGCCTCCTGCTCCGCGAACTTCCGTTCACGGGCAGCCGCCCGCTCGGCGTATTCGCGCCGCCAATCACCCTCGGCCGGGCCGCCGGCCATGCGCCGCTTCAGCCCGATGTCCTCGGGCGCGAGGAAGGGCTTGCCATACATCGCGCCGCGACTGATCGTGGCGTGCAGCGCCTTGATGCGAGGTTCGCCGCGAGAGGTGATGATGCGGTGGTGACCGTCATGGATGGTCGGGTGCTCGTTCCCCTCGGCATCGCTGACCATCCTGATGTCGATGGGATTGTTCTGGCCCTTCGTGAGCAGGCTCTCACGAAGCACATCCATGTACTCGTCGCCGTAGCCGAACTCCGAGTTGCGCTTCGCACCCGCCTTCATGCGGGGCGAGATCATCCCGTAGAGGTCAGCGACCGAGATCCGGTGGGTGTTGGCCCCGAACCCCTCGGGCCAGATGTTCGGGTCGAGGTTCAGATCAGGCCCGGGCAGGCGAGCCGGACCACCACCCATACGCCGCTTCGGCTTGGCGAGGAACTCGTTCGCCTCGCGCATGAAGCGGGGCAGCCTGCGGCCACCCATCGGATCGACCGGCCACTCGGTCTCACGGAGGAACCCGGGAAGGCTGCCACCGGGCCGGTAGACCTCGACGCGGGCATGGGAAAGATAGGGAGCCTCCTCCGAGAGGCGCCTGATCTGCGCCTCGGTCAGAGGCTTCTGAATATCGATGTTGAGTTCATTGCCACCAAGGGGCATGAGACGCGCATAGCCACGTCCCTGCATCCACTCCATCGCCTCGGCGTCATAACGCCGGGAACGACCAGGGAAGAGCGGCGCCACCTCGCGGTGGTCAACATTCCGCTGCCCGGCAAGGTAGTCACGTCCGCTCCGCCGGCCCTCGGGGACGAACCTGGTCCCCTCGCGTCGATAGCCGCCGGCTTGATGCCGGCCACTGAAATCGAGGTAACGCCCGGAGGGGGTGATGTACCCGGCCTCGCTGAGTTCGTCCGTCTCGCCGAACATGCGCAGGGCGCGGGCCTCGAGCGACCGGGAAGGTCGGGTAGGGCCGCCGGCCATGCGGTAGACCTTGCCGGGAAGCTGCCGTTCGCGGGCACGGCGCATCCACTCCGGCTCTACGGGCTGCGGAGGGGGCGCAGGCTGGCGCTGCGGCTCCAGGGGCGGCAGGCCCGCCAGGCGGCGCTGCAGGGGCCCCTGGGGCTCCACAGGGCCACCGGACATGCGGGCACGACCACGGCGGAACTTGTGCCAGTCGTTGTCCTGGCCCCAGTACTGGAGATCGCGACGAGGAACGATGCTCGAGGTTCGCCAGACTGGTGCCGGAGAACCGGCGGAGTCGAAGTAGGTGCCTTCGTTCAGGAAGTCCCGTGTCGGACGTGTGCGAACGACGGCATGGCCGTACCGGGGCTGGATCCCTCCACCCCACCACGAGGACGACGGCTCGCCATAGAAGCCACGGGAGAGTGGCCTCACGCCGGGGATGCTCGAGCTTCGGATGGGGTTGAGTTCGCCCGTTACATGATGAGCCCACCCCGGCTCTGCGGATGCCGTCCTGGAGGACCCAGGCCGCGACGATCCGTACTTGCCGCCGTAACCCTGGACGCCACCACCACGGATGCGCTGCATCCGCTCCTGGTGCTGACGCTCGAGGCGCTCCTCGTCGCGGCGCCAGCGATCGGCGTCGGGGTGGATGCGCCCTGACGTGGACGGGATGAAGACCTCGGGCCTGCGCTCGCCCACGACGTAGGGGCGGTGTGCCTGGACCGGGCCGCCGTACTCACGACGCTGCGGACCTTTGCGCACCGACCGGGTGACGCGCTCCTCCGCAACCTGCTGGGAGGTGCCATACATGTCCGCGACGACCGAGCCCAGCATGGTCTTGATCTGGGCGATTCCCTCCTTGGACAGGACGGGGTCGATCGTGACCGGGATCGCACCCAGACCGCTCGTGATCTGGGTGCGGAGTTCCTTGATCGCCGCCTTGCTGACGGTCAGGTTCACCGAGACGTTGGTCGATCCCTGGGCAGCAGAAGACCGGGAGGGGGACGAACCCCCTCCAGCCACCTGGCCTGCTCCTGATCCAGCCTGCTTGGCCTGCTCCTGGAGCGTGTTCATACGGCTCTCGGCATTGCCGAGGCCCGTCATGAACTCCCCAGCCTCGAGCGTGAGCTTCACGCCGATGCTGCTGATCTCGCCCGTTTCGCCTGCCATCGGATCTCCCGATCGCTACACCGACTCTCCCCTGAAAGCCTCAGCGTTGAACTCGACCACCTCTTCGGGCGTGGCGCCGCGTTCGGCGGGGGTGCCCTGGTCGTGGACCTTTACCCAGTCCTCGCGCAAGGCGAGGTAGAGATGAAAAGGGAGGGCTGCTACCTCGTGAGGCCACTTTCCGTACCAGCGAGCGATACGGAAGATGAGGTCACGAGTGGTCAGGCGTTTCCCGGTTCACCCTCGCTGATGCTGTCGTCTGCCTTGACCTCCGGCTCGTCGCCGTAGTGCATCCGGTTGACGGTCTGGTTGAGCTTGAGCACCACGCGCATGGGCAGTGCCGCGAGGGTCTCGGCCGTGAGCTTGGGCTCGACCGAGCAGCGGATGACCATGAGCTTGAGGAGCAGGGAGTTGTCGACCGTCTCCTGGTCCTCGCCCGTGATGGGGTTGGAGACGCTCCTGGTGGCCTTCTTTACCAGCTCGTCGTAATCCCCGATCGACAGCTCGCGAAGGCGGTAGGTGGTGCCCCGGATGAAGACCGTCTCCTCCAGGAAATCAGGTGTCAGAGTTGCGGTTCGCGACATTGAGGGTGACTCCTTCGATCAGAAGGCTCCGCCCGGTGAGGACCGTTCGCATCCCCGGGACCTGTTCGAGCCTGTACTGCTTGAGTGGACTGATGTTCACGACGACTCGCTTGGTGTACTCGTCGTCGTCCCAGAGAGCGTTGCTGACGAATGAAAGAACGGCATGAAGATCGTAAAGGCCCGCATCCGGTCCTTCATCTCCACGCCGTTGCAACGTCCAGTTCTGGATTTCCCCGACCTTGGCCCCAAGGAAGGGGATGTCGATGATCCCTGCCGGCTTGAACGTGCCGGAACGGATCGTCTTGAAGAGGTATCCCATCGCCATCCTTCAACGCGAGATTGCCGAGGCAGAGTGCGGCCAGGAGGGGCTTTTTCTCAAACTGCCCCGGCCTTCTCGCGGATGTTACGGGGGAACGAGCTAGGTCAGGGACCCGCTCGAGAAGACGGACCAAGGGCCGGCTGCGCGGAAGTTGCCGCTGGTCTTGATTGCGTCGGTGTTCGACGCGGTGATGGCTGCGTCCATCAGGCCGGGGCCGGAGGCGATCAGCAGTTCGAAGCCGCCGCGATCATCACCGTAGAGGTAGATGTCGATCGCATCGCTGTTGGCCGCGTTGACCTGGGCATCGCCAGCGGTGGCGAGCAGGCCAGCGAACGTACCCTGAATGTCTTTCAAACCAACGAGATACGTCTTGTTGGTGTCGCCGAAGACCGTGCTGTCGACGTAGTCACGGTTGAGGTTCAGCGTCCACTCGGTCTTGTTGACGAGCTTGGTGCCTCCACCGTTCTTGGGACCATGGAGGTAGATCGCGCCATTCTTTCCGTGAAGGGCGGTTCCTGCGACTGCCACGGGGCTTTCCTTTCAGGTTAGCTAGTAGATAGTCCAGGTCCCGGCAGCCCTGAAGTTGCCCGTGCAACGGACAGCATCAGAGACCGAGGCGGTGACACTCGCATCAAGGAACGCGGGACCTTCGGCAACTAGGAGAATCCCGTCATCCGCATACAACTGGACGTTGTAGGCAACGCCGTCGCTGTACTGGATCGACAGGTCCCCGTCGGTCGAGAACAAGCCAGCGAAGGTCCCCTGGATGTCCCGAAGACCTGCCGCATACACCTTGTTCCTGTCACGGAACGTGGAGACATCGGCATAGTCTCGAGACATGTTCAGAGTCCACTCTGTCTTGTTCGTGATCTTGCTTCCGTTGACGTAGATGGCACCGTTCTTGCCGTGGATCACGGTCACAGCCATGGGCTAGCTCCCCGGCTGTTCTGTCCAGATGGAGTACGAGCCTCCAACCTGGTAGATGCGCTTGCCCTCCGAGTCGATGTCTGGCCCCGTCGGCAGATCAGCCACCCGTCGGCAAAGCATGCTGTTCTGCTCATCCATCGCGAGCACAGCCTCGTTGAGTGCCGCTGCGATGAGCGCGTCGATGTTGTTGGCATCGACGGGGTTCTCCGCGAAGACCGACACGTCGATCGTCACCATCAGGAACATGGCTGACCAGGTATACGAATACGGGGCGGCCACGAGCTGATAGGTGAGGAACGGGTATCTGACCTTGCGGGGAGCAATCCCCTCATGGATCCCGCCTGCGATGGCGGCCACGAGAGCCGGAGAAGCACGAAGCTTCTGCACGATCGCTCGCTTGATGGGGGCGGAGGACGTGGTCATCCGTTCCCCTTCACAATCGCACCTTGATCTCGATGGCTCCCGCCCCGCCGCTGGTGCGAGCGGCCTCGGCGACAGCAGCCTTCACCAGGCTGACGATGGTCTCCCTACTCTCAAAGAGAGCGGGTCGCAGGTATGGATGGGCCGCGTTGTGTCGCGTCCCGAACTCCATGAACTTGGCGTACCCCGTGGGCGACACGACCCACGCCTCGGCACGCTTTCCCTTGGGCACAGCCCGGGTAGCAAAGATCTCGCCCCGCAGGCGGCCCCCCACCGTCATCCGGGACACCGCTCCAATCTTGCTCATGTAGTCCGCACGCCCGCTCTTGACCTCTGCTGCCCCCCTGCGGGACAACGTGGTCGGTTCCGGCGGGCGAAAGACATTGGCGTTTCTGGCTTCCTGCCGGGCCCTCATCTCGGCCTGGTAGTTGGAGAGATGCCACTGCGCACCTCCAGCGCCGAGTGGATCGAGCTGTCCAACCTTTCGCCCGCCTTCGGGGTTCACGGTTCTCCGCAGCCAGTGGCGTGGAGGCTTACCGCCCGTGATCTGCCAGTAGTTGTCGGAACCACTCGTGGCCGAGCCCCGGTTGTAGACCGTCTTGGGGGCCTTTGTCGCAAGATCGGGGCCCAGGCCCAGCATGGTCCGGAGGGCCCTGTCGTGCTCGACCTCGCTGGCCCGCTTGAAGCGGATGTTGTACCTCGTGTCGGTGAACAGGTTCCTGACCGGGGCCAGCGCCTTAGCCCGTGTCTCGACAACGACTGCTGCCTCGCTCAGGGCATTCGTCGCCGCCGCGAAGATGGCCTCACCGATCCATTGCAGCGTCATTCGCGCTTCCTCAGGCTGCACGTCAGCAATGGAAGCCACGTCCCCTCAGCCGTGGTGTCGCTGACCGTGTAGTCATCCTTGGGATTGGTGTCGACGTGGACGTGATCCCCGACCTTGATGTCCGTCCCGACCGGGAGGAACAGGCGATAGGTGTTGACCGTGACGACCATCCCCGTGTCCACGTCCTGGGTAGGGGTCGGAGTTGAGTAGAACCACCCCTGGACCTGGGTACGCCTGGTCTCGCTGGTGATGCTGTAAGCGAGAAAGTCATCCCCGTAATCACCGCCGGCAGGAGGGGGAGCTTCGGATCTGCGCTCGATGGTCAGCGGGGTGACCATGCCCAGCATCGCGAGACCACGGATCTGGTTCAACTGGTTCTGGGTGAGAAGGCGATCCTGTCTGGGCATGTCAGCGGATCGTGATGTTGTCGGCCCTGTAGGCACCCAACAGAAGCGCCGCCTCGGGAACCTCGTTGTCGAGGCCGGCGATCAGCGATGTGGGGAAGGATCGGCGTAGATCGCGCTCCATGTCCACCTCGGCCACGCGCAGCCTGGTGAGGTGCGCCATGCCACGGGACTGCAGCTCGGCCTGTCCGTGGAGGTGGGCCACGATGTGCCCGGTCCCGTACTGGATGTCGGACGGGAGCTTGTAGTGGTAGGTCGCGGTTGCCGTGTCCGTGGCGAGCAGGTTCTCGTTGAAGACCACCGCTCCCTCGTTCGCGTCGACCGTGTAGCCCGTGGTGACGACCGTGCCGTTGACCTTGATCACGGGCTCGCGGCCGGTATCGACATGCCAGAACTGGTTCTGCGCACGCCAGGTCTGACCATCGGCGCAGGTCATCTCCTCGTCCGTCTCGGTGAAGTCCCAGCCGTAGGTGTAGCTGGTCTTCGCGAGGGGAACGGCGAGTGCGACGTTGGGGATGATCAGGGCGTTGAACAGGCCCGCGCCCGTCATCGCCAGGGACACCACCTCGAAGTACCGCTCCGTCGGGTTGATCATCAGCTCGGTCGGGGCGATGTTGATGTACTGGGTGTTGGTGACGTAGATGCGGAACTGCTGGATCGCCAGGATCGGGTAGTGGAACAGGTACTGGCGCCGTCGGCCGATGTCGAACGGCGTCTGGGGGTAGCCCCAGGTGTGCGTCTCCTGCGTGATCGTGCCGCCGCGAAAGTCATGCTTCTGCGGGATGCGGGGGACGTTGCAGTAGGCGTCGACGACGGCCGACGCCTGCTTGCACAGCGAGAGCAGCTCCGTATCGTCCAGCTCTGAGATGTCGATGCCGTAGCCCATCTCACGAAAGCGCTGGGGGGTGATGTACATGGAGCCCTCCTGGCGGTGAGGGGGCCGACGGAACGCCGGCCCCCACCACCATTCCGACTACGAGGCGACCTTCACCCGGATCTTGTTGTTCCAGGGAAGGACCTTCACCGCCAGGCCGTTCATCATGAACATGATGTACATGTGCGTGAGCTGGCCGGCGATGCCGATGGGGATCTCGAGAACCGTCGGCCCGGGGGAGCCGAGGTACGGGAGGGTGATCGAGGACTCGTCGAGGAGGTACAGGTCGCGCCGGAGCGTGCCCCCACCGTCGGTGTAGCTGGCGATCGAGTCGCCCGGGACCACGGCGAAGGGGATCTGGCCCGCGATCGTGTTCACGGCCTGGGCAGTGGCGCCAACACCGATGTTGACGTACTGCGGACCCACGAGGCGGACGTTCTGATCCTGCTGCTCATCGAAGGTGATCTTCTCCTGGGGATGACCCCAGAAGATCGTCGGACGACCCTGCTTCTGGACGATCGGGAGCACGGCCTTGTCGAGCGCGTTGCGGAAGGAACTGCCCGGCCAGGTCGAGGTGGTCTCGAACACGAATGCGGACGGGTCCATGTCGATGGCGTCACCCGTGTCGAGGATCGAGCGAAGACCCGTGAAGCCGTTGGCGTCGTAGAGGCCCAGCTCGTTCGCGGCGGTGCCGCCGGAGTCCGTCGCCTGCCCGCCGAAGATGGTCTTCTGCATCTTGTGGCTGATGGCGCGAAGCCCACCCTGAAGCTCGATGGCCTCCGGGTTGTACGACATGCCGCCGGCCATGACCGCAAACTGACTCTTCAGCGAGATGCCGCGCCGGGTGGCGAGGATCGCGATGTTCGTGTTCTTCCGCTCGAAGGTGCTCTGGTCGTCGGTGACGGTGCCCAGCTCGGCCATGAACTGCGCATCGCCGTAGGCCGTGATCTGGTTCCACGCATGCAGGAGGCCGTTGGCCGGTTCCTTGGCGAACCTGTCGTAGGCCGGGAACATGCGGATGAAGACCTCGTAGAGCATCGGCTCGAGGTCCTGCCTGATCAACGCGCTGACCTGGCCCGTGTCCAGCGCCTTGGCGATGTCCGGGTCCAGCTCGCGATGAAGGCCGCTGAACGCCTGCTGGGCCGAGAAGCCCGCCGTGTTCAGCCACAGGTCGAGCG